CATCTGGTTGGTCTGGGTCTTCAAAATGCCGTCGATGTCGCCCACGTTCATGGACTGATAGACGCGGTAGTACGCCTCGTACATGTTGTGCATGTTCGGGGCGCTCTGCGCCAACTGCAGCTGGGTCTGAGCTAAGGTAATGCGCTGCGCAGCGGAGAAGATATTGGGGTCGGCAACGGGCAATACGGCTACCTTGTTGTCAAAATCCGACTGCTTGATAAAACGAGATGCGCCGGGGACATCGTAGGGATACTCCGCCGGTAAGTATTGCCCAAACCCCCGAAAGAGCATCTCAAACTCTTGCGTCTGCGCATAGTACAGGCGCTTGTGGATGGCGCTCATCACCATTGAGCCGCGCTCAAGCAGCGCAAGGGTGGTGCCCACTGCCGCCTGCTGGTTAGCGTCGCCCACCTGCATGTCAGCGATGCTGGCAAGGCGGCGTCCGGCGTCAACGGTGAAGCTGAGCAGCGCAAACAGGGTCTGGCTGGGCTCTTTATAGGGCAGCGGCAGCAGGGAGGAGGCAAGTTCAGCCCCACCTGCGTCAATATCACGCCATTCACCCGGCTGGATCGGCTTATCGTCGTCCGCGATCCTCGCACCCTTCGCCTTGAAGCCCGCAGGCAGGTTAGAAAGCGTGCCGGAGTCCAATAACTGACGAAGTGCAGAGGTTGCGGTCTTGGAAAGGCCGCCAATCAGGTGCACGAAGCCCAAACCGTAGGCGCCAAGGCCAGAAACCAGCATGTAATGCACGAAATACTCAATTCGCAGGTGCAACGGGTCTTCTTCTGCCCAGTTGCGCCGCACACTGATCACGCGACCACTGGTTTCGTCGGTTGTGACCACATACGGCAGCTTGATGCCCGTCGGTTCGCCGTCCTCGTCCACGTCTTCGTAGCCGGGGATGTCCAAATCGACGTGAAACTCCAGCAAAGCGATCTCTTCGGGCTCGCCAGCAGACTGCATGCCGGTAATTCGGTCAATCGTGGCGCCAATTTGGTCTTGTGTAATGCCAGAACCGTCAGGTGACACCTCGATATCGATGTATTCACCCGCGTAAACACGCTTTTTGAACTCGTTTGAGTCCATCGCAATGCGGTGCGTGATGCGCCGGCACTCGGAAATCACGCTCGAGCCGTGATAGGGGATAAAAAGGTCGTCAGCAAGCACCAAACGGCTGACCATACGGCCCAATTGCGCGTCGTAGTAGACCTTTTTGAAGGTAGATCCGCCGTATCCGGTGTAGAAAAGCAGCTGATCAAACTCCGGCGTGTACTCTTTCATCACGGAGGTGATCTGGTAGTTCATGAAATCCTGTACACGAGCAGCCTGCTGCACCTTGTCGAGGGTTTCCTTGCCCAGCGTCTGCGTTCGGACGGGTCCGCCAGCCGGCATCAGCTCCTTGAACGACTGCGCTTGGAACTGGATGATCGCCTCGGTCAGCATTGGATGCACAACGCCCGACGCGCCACGGAACGGCTGCGTGCGATCCTCCATCTTCAAGCCCAGAAGGTCTAGTCCTTTGGCGTACATCTCCTCCCACTGCCCGCGAGAGCTCTTGTCCGCGTCGAACAGAGCCTGTAGGTCGATGGAGATATGCCCAAGGTCCTGCGGGTCGATGCTGTCCGCAAGGTTGTCGTAAAAACCCTGCTCCTCATCGCCCATGCCGATCTCAATCAGAGCACTTCCGTCATCCTCAATGATGATCTCAATGTCTTGATCTTCGACATCATCAAATTCAATCATGTCGGTGCTTGGAGCCAGATTCACTACCTTGTCTATGGGCATGTCGGTGTCCTAAAGATACTTTCGATTATCGTTGCGCGCGACGCGCTCTACGTTGTTCTTGGTGACTGCGCCGCCTTTGGCTTTGGTGATTACCGGGTTGGTCGGGTCATTGGCCGTGCTGCGGTCAACTTGTGCAAGCAGCTCTGCGCTACTCATAGGGGCTGAGATTGTTCCGCCGTCCTGTTTACGGGTGACGTAGCCGCCACCCGCAAACTCTTCAGGGGGACGCAACTGGCGAAAAAGCTCGTCATTCTCAGCAGCCGTTTTTGTTTTCTCAGCTTGCCAAATATCTTCAGGTACGTACTTCATCAACACAGCTTCATACTCTGGCATCGTGAGGTAGTCAGGGAGGTCATTGGCTCGACGGGCGCGTCCAATTGCCTCTCCTCTTGCCATGACACTCATCGTAAAATTTTCAGGCTTAACTAAATACAAGTTCCCTTTGCTAGAGTAAAGCCCCGTGTTACGCAAATCCCCAACCTCATCCCAGCTTCCAGATTTCACAAAGTCCTGCACAAACGGCAGATACTCCGCGACCGGCGCCCTGTTCCCCTTGCCTTTGATTTGGACGATTTCCTGCGTGGGCCTAGCATCAAGCCGCGCCAGCAGGGCAGGCCGATTTTTTTCCAGCCACGCATAGGGATCATAATGACCCTTGTCAGCAACAACCTTATCCCAGATTCCCGGCTCCATTTCATTAAGAATATCACCAGAAATTCCGTTAACAACTGGCGCTACCTCAATCGTCACATGAGGCTGGCCCTTGGCGTCGCGCAGGGAGTATATGCGGGTCGCGCCACTTGCAACGTCCTCACAGTAGCCGCCAACGCAGTGACCCATTGTGTCGCCTTCGTATTTTAGGGCGTCACGCAAAGACGTATCTGTGTTGCGAGATGCATACAAAGCGTCCTGTACGAATGAATTGAATCTTTCTGGGTCATTGCGCTCAAGGTCTGGGAAGTCTTTTCTCACCTGCGCTGCTTGTGCTTCTGTTCTATCTGGCGTCTTCAACTCCACCCACCCAAGCCCGCGCTTATTCGGCTCGCTGGTGAAAGGTACCGTGTCATATGCTTTGAAAGGCACCGTTGCTGCATTTTGCGCTCGAGCCAGATCAGCAACCGTCTTCAGCTCAGCTCGATATTTATTGATGTCCGCAACCTTCTCAACGATCTGAGGGACAGACATCCGATCCAGCTTGTTGTAGTCGATGCGCAGGCGCTCTGGGAGGTCGGTGTTTGGTCTGGTGGCGTTGTTAAGCTCGTCGATGAGGTGATCAAAGCCGAGCCCTTGGATTAGTCTTTTGCCGTAGCCTGCTTGCCGAGGGAGGTCATATACATTTGTTTTTGGAGCCAACTTTAACAACCAAGGGTTTTTCTCCATAAAGTCCGTATTTATCCTGCTAAGAGCTGCTGGTGATAAATACTCGCTCTTACGGGGAATTATAAAATCTTCGGCTTTGTTGCTTGTAATAGATACGTCTGACGCATCCTCCCACGCTTTAGCTGAATAAGATTGGCCTAACCCTCCTTCTGGGTAACCCGCCATTTTCCTTTCTAATGGTGCTGCATAACGGTTAATTCCAACATAAACAGGATTAACGTGCAGAACACCCCGCTCTGCCAACGCCCGAATTGGGTCGCCCTCAGTAGCCATCTCGTTGCGGATGTACTTGCTCAGCTTGGTGTCGATCCATTTGTCGATCTGTGCCATCGGACGAAGCATGTTAAAATTGTTCTGGACGTAATCCCTCAGCTCAGGGGTAAGGGTTGCCATTGCCTCTGGCGTATACCTCGCCTCCATTTCAGCAAGCTGCTCTGCAGCTGGCCGTCCACCATATTGATTTTCACGCTTCAGCATTTGCATCTCGTCATCAATACCCTCTCCGATCCAGTTACCGCCACCTTCTTTAATAATACCGCTGGTAGTCGGCCCCCGTGAGGCGCTGCCCAAAATGTTGTCCAAGGTGTTGTACGCACCGCCACCGGCAATCGCGGCTGCTATTTCTGCGGTGACATTATCCGGGGCCAGTTCGCGTGCGCCCATAGCGGCAAGCTCTGCACTGGCGGCCACCGACGCTTCCCTGTCCAGAATAGGCGCAAGCCGCGAGAGCGTCTCCTTCGCACTGCCGGGGGCCGCCATGCTCATCATGGGGCGTGTTGCGGCACCAGCGGCGCGCAACGGCCCTGCGGCTGGTAGCAGAACACTGGCTGCAAGCGCTGCCGGGGAGTACGGGTTGTAGCCCGCAACGCCAAGGGACTCTTGCACGGCAGAAGACACAGGGGTGAACGGCTTGGTCTCAATGCCCAGCCTCTTCGCGCCTGCCTTCGCGCCCATCTGCAGTAGATCGCCGACACCAGCCGTCATGTCCAGCGCTGACCCAACCACCGGAGCCGTCACGTTCTTGCCGAAAGCGTCACTGATGCGCATCAGCATGTTGCGGCTGTCCGTTACTTCGCGGTCAGGGGCGCTACTAGCCGTACCGTAGGCAGGAGCAGGGGAGTTGGCC